GATACAAAGTATAGACCTCAGCTTAAAGTAATTTTACAAAACTCAAAGGCAGAACCAAAGAATAACAGTAGTATTTAATAACCAAAATATATAACATGGCAGCAGGTAAAGAAAAGATTTTCCTAGGAAGGTCACAAACAATGAAAACGGCATTTGGGGAGTTTAAGAAAGTATCATTCGGCCCAGATGATTTAAAGAAGATGAATGATTTTGCAGCAACTAATAATGGTTGGGCTAATATCCTTATCAAAGAAAAGAAAGGTTCTACACCAGGTGAAGCAGGTTTCTATATAGAGCTTGACACTTGGGTTAAAGATGGTCAACCAGCTAAGAATTTACCATTTTAATTAATGATTATGAAAACAAATTACAAAGATGTAGTGGTTAATTTACTAATTTTGCTCGTAGGAGTTTATCTACCATTTGCATTTATTGTGAATGAGTTTAATCCTTTGAATTGGAATTGGTTTAGTAGATCATTATATGTACTTACTTTAGTAGGTTTAATTACTTACGCTATAAAGGAGTATAGACAAAAATAGTTTTGTGTGTTTTTTTGAAATAAAGGTAAGTCCTGTCGTTTCTACGATGGGACTTTTTTATACTAAAAACCCCCCAGTTTTTACCTGAGGGGAAACCAAAACACCACCAACTATGAGAGAGCTTCTTATGATTGCCTATTTGTTTTATCGTAGAATCTAGTTAACACCGTTCCGTATAAGGCTTCTTGATATCTCTTAATAAAAGAGTCTGAGCTCTCATCTATGTAGAAGTAGTCCTGTGATTGCATATACACATAGCACTTATCTTTATCCTCTTCATCATCTGTAACGGATTCAACTAAATGAATATTTATCCAAGCTTCGGATGGCTCTGTACCATCACCATACTCGTAGCTATCATCTTCCGTTAATTGAGTTATTTGAAGTAACATTTAATATGCTATGTTTTATTATTGTTAACCTAAGCTTTTGAACTATTAAATTCAATCTTACTTCCAACTCATCCCTTTTTTTCATCAACTCATCGATTTCTAGTTCCGCTTTGGTTTTCATACAAATTTACGCTTTAATTATTATAGAAATAAAAAGTGCACACATCATTGATTATCAATGAAATATACACTTATGTTATAACGGATTTAACCTACTTTTTGCTTGGAAGCCTTACTATCTTGCTTCCTAATGGCATAGGTACAAATATAGCAATTCTACCGCCATCTAGCACAACTCCACAACCTAATGTTGGTCGTTTAGGGAATGGCCTTGAATACTCCATTGCGTAGGCATTAATATCTATGCCACAACCTACATTCATACCGAATATCATATCCTTATCACTTGAGGAGTACAAAACTCCCCCAAAGGAGTGAATATGACCTATTACAGTTGATTGTCTTGCATCTCTTGCTCTATTGATTGCACCTGCTTGTCCTGATGATCCTGTACCATGGGTATATAAAACACCATCCATTTCCCATTCTAAGGCCCATTTCCAGCCTCTAGGAGCTTCCCAAGCATCTTCATAGGACTTGATGAATCTCTCTGGTAATCCGTTCGCTAATGCCTTTCTTTTATGTAAAGCAGAATGATTCCCTATGCACACTTTTACATTAGGGAAACGCTTGTACCAAATATTTAATTGTTGCATAGCCATAATAGCCTCCTTAGAAGCAGACTCCCCATTAGGGTTATGCTCATGGAAGCTAATAGCATGATTGTCCACTTCATCTCCTATGTGGACTATTTCTGTACATTGAAACTTGTTGAATACCTCATAACAAAAGTCGAGGTACTTAGGATGGCAGAATGGAAAATGGGTATCGCCTATGACACCCACATTTTTGGTTTTGCTCATATTAGTTGGTTTGGTTAGTAAGGTGAGTAAGTACTCTTGCCGTTTACTTTGGTTGCTCTCAAAGTTTGCTTTCTATTTTCTTTTCCTCTGTATCCCACATGAACCCAATCAGGTTTCTCTTTATTACCGAACTCCCAAATTAATTGGTCGTAGTCAAGATTGTCCTTTATGTAATTAAAGATGTCTGTATTGCTTACCTCTCCACCATGACCATCCATATCGATATCTGCTGCACGGCCCTTGCAATGATCTGAATTTAAACTGCCTCCAATGAAATGGTTAAGGTCAGCACTTCTATATCCACTAGAAATATTAATAGGGCCAAACTTGGCTCTTATAGGTTCTAGTACCTTCTCGCATAAAATCTTTATGTTTTCTAAATGCTCAGGTGTTGGGTTATTACTAACTCCTTCACGCTTTGCTGATTCACTCCTGGTGAACTCGCATAAGTCAAAATGTGCTGATAACTTCATAACTATTTTTTAAATACTTTCTCTACTGTTGTTAAGCCTAAACAACCGAACGCTAACAAAGCTACTGATTCTACAAGTATTGTTGAAGGGGCAATATTTTCACTACTAAAGCTATTGTGGTACATAGTAACGCATAATGATATTACGCATAATAAACCACATAATCTTTTCATACTTAATCTTCCGTTATCTTCTGTAAAAAATTCTTTCATATTAATTTCCTGTTGTATCTACTTTAGTCTTACCCCAAAAATTCTTTTTCTCTTTAATTTGGACAGTATCATGAATGTAAATAGTATCTATTTTTATCTTCATTGCACTTATATCATTTTTAAGTTGCTTGTTCTCATTAGATAATTGTGCTATCTTGTTAGTAGTAGTTATTATTAACTTGTCTTTAGTCTTATCTGCTTTTATTTGAACCTTTTTATTATGCTCTAGTGTCTTACTAAAGTCACTCATTAACTGTTTAAACTCTCTGTCATCTTTAGTTAATTTAGGTTCTTTAACTCCTTCTACTTTAACATATCCTATTAAGGTGAAGATTGACAATAATGAAAAGAATAATAATTTCATGGCTATTATTTTACAGATTTTTTAATAGCTCCTAAATCTTGTAGTGTTTCTAGTTTTGTGCTAGTAGCACTTAAAGCAGTCTTACACTCCATTAGGGCTTGTGTTTTTAAGGAATCCTTATGCTCAAGGTTGGATATTCTGTATTCCTGGCTTTGTATTTGGCCTTTAAATGTGCTCTTAATATCTACATACAAATAGGATATACCTATAAGTACAACGAATAATGTACCCACAATAGGGTTTTTAGCGAAATCTTTGAATGATATAGGTAATGGGTTTGCTCCCAAAATACCTTCTTTTTTTACTGCCATTTTACTTTTTTCCTATTTTAAAGTAGATACCACCAGAGTACCCAATATTATAATTTTTGTTAATATCTACGCTAATGCCTATTAGAGCCTTATTTTTGACACTTAGCATCAAGGAAGGACTTAGTACTTCCAAGCCATTAAGTGGTCTGTATGAGCCTCTAATGCCCCAATAAAGGGTATTAGTCGGTTTACTAGCGTAGAACTCTCTTACAACGATGGTTTTTTGGGTTATATCTGCCTTAAAGCCTCTACTGATGATCTTATTTTGGCCTATGGTGTCATCTATTACAAAGATATTAGAATCTTTCCTAATAGTATCGGAGTAAGCCTTTACTTGGCTATAATCGGATATAATGCGTATCGTATCGGATATATGCGTATATAAGGTATCTATGACCTTGTATGGTATAGAATCCCCTTTTCTGTACCAATTTATGTACACTTTTGAGTATTGAGTATCGTGGATTACCTGCACCTTTTTAAACTTGGATGTATCGAATCCATTAGGTATATAGGTAGGTTTAACCAAAAAATATAGCCATAACACTAAAAGTACTATGGCTATGAACAAAATATTGTCCTTAATAAACCTCATTACAATTCTTCTTCTTCTTCTTTAACAAATGTGATTCCTGTTGTCCAATTTTCAAGGAATGTAAAGTTCTCCAAGCCATTAGGATTAACCACCTCAATCTTTTTAAACTCAAATTCCTTTTCTCCTAGTTCTTTGATTTGGTCTTGTAGTTTCTTTAATCCTTCTTTAGTAAACTTATAATCCTGTTTGTCGTTAAGGATTAACACACCATCTTTGTCGGTAGCTGCGTTATCTAGTCTTAACTCTTGTGCTTTAGTTGCGTATTCCTCTTGATAAGGTTTTAGCTTTTCAGCAAACTTTACTAATTTCTTAATAACCTTTTCTTCAGGGTTACCTTGAATGTTGTTGATTTGGTTAATTACCTCGTTGATTTTTTTGTATTGCATTTGATTTGATTTTTTTACAAATATAGTTAATTGTTATAGGTTTGTTTTAAATATTGTTCATTGCTTTTAAATAAATAAAACATATTCCCATCTTCTCTTGCTGCTATTATCTGCTCTTTTTCTTTTTCAAGTGCTTTATTAAATAAACCATCTTTCTCTAATCTTTCAAAGATAGATTTAACTAATGTGTTATCTAAATTATCAATTAATTCTTGCAAAGCAGTTTTCATAATATTGGTTGTTATAGGTTTTCTTTTATATACTTATCTACTAATTGAATTGAATCAAATTCCTCGCCTATTGAATTTTCCCACATAAACATTCCTTCAATGTCAGTTCCTGTATTATAGTTTTTTAAAACCCATCTTAATAGTTTAACCATATTACCTCTTTCATCTTCAAGACATTCGTTTACTTTAACTATAAATGCTTTATTTACCATAAACTCATTTAATTCCATCCATTGCATTAAGTCTTGTATTGGTGTCATAATATTGGTTTTGCCAAAATTAGTACTATTCGGTTACATCAGCAACAGGTGGAACATAATCCCCAATGATTGTAACATCAATTTGAGTTGCAATCCAATCATAAGCATATTGATTTGTTTGCCAATCAGCATAATCTTGTCCTGTCATTGTCAAGTTGCCTTGAGAAAGTTGTGTCATAGTATCACTTAAAAGTGCATAGTAAAAGGTAGCTGAAGTGCTTAAATTATCACTAATGCAATTAGCGTTTAAGATTATTGCAGTTCCTAAATTTAGTGGGAATACCACAGGTTCAATTGTTTTCATTTTATTTTATTTTATTATAAATCAGTTGATTTTACTGCTAGTAAATAATAAGTACCACCATCTATTTCTACTTGTATTGTTCTTGTTGCAGAATATAAGGTGCTTGTATCTTGTCCTAATTTCCAAGGTTTTGCAGTTCCGCCACTTGGTGTTCCTGTCTTTATTGAGCCTGTGTTTATTTCTACATTCCCCCCACTTGTTATGCGCATACGTTCGCTTCCTGACCAATCTCCAAAAGCTAATACGTTTGCACTTGGAGAACCAATTACTGCACCTGACGTTCCCGTTACAGATGTTAATGCTAATTGCCAAGATTCACTTTGACCTGCGACAGATAAAGCCGTTCCCGGACTTGTTTGTCCTATTCCAACTCTCCCCCCACTTGTTATGCGCATACGTTCGTTTCCGCTTGCAGTTTGAAATAACAAAGCTCCATAAGAATTAAGGAGTAAATTAGTTGTAGAATTACTATATTCTAATCCTCCTACATTTGTACCTCCATTAAAAAAATACATTGCGCTATAACCGGCTGCATTGGGGTTATTTACTACTAAAGCAGGATATTGTCCAGCACCACCACTTGTACTATTTTTTTCTAATTGTAGTAACCAACTTGGCGATGTAGTACCTATACCTACGTTACCGCCTTGTGCTTGTAAATAGTTATTGCCACCATTACCACCTAAATAAGTTGTAACATTATCAGAACTATTATACAAAGCAAATTCTCCGTGTTGTGCGCCACTTGGCGATAATAATATTCTTGTAGCTCCTGAACTATTTGTTATTAACAATCCACTATTAGATGCACCTTGTATTTGTAATCTATGCGTTGGAGAAGTAGTACCAATTCCCAATCTACCACTCGCATCTAACGTCATTGCTTGGGTAAAGGATATAGCGTTACCTGCCGTTCCTGAAGGTGCAGTAAGCCATTGATGTTGTCCTACTGTTTGTGAATAGTAAGAAACAAACCCTGTATTTTTATATACCCAATTTGTACCATCATAATATCCATTAGTTAAAAAATGTCCATTAACAGATGCACTTGCAAAAACACCACCACTACTTCCTTGAGCCTCTACTGCTTTCATTCCACTCCACCACGCACTCGGTGTAACTCCTAATCCTAAATTGCCTGAATTGTTGAGAGTCATTCTTGGTGTAAAACCCGTACCATTTGCAAATACCAAAGAACCACCTGTACCATATTGTGCCGTTATTCTTGAAACTGTAGAAGAAGGAAAATCAAATACTAAATCTCCATTTGTTCCGTCTGTAAATCTTGCAACCTGTGATGCCGCTGAAGAAACTACTAAAAATCTTTGCGTACCAAAACCACTTGGACTTGCGGTATTTATTGCAAGTTGAGTACCATTATCAAATATTTGACTATTACCTATTGTACTTGCACCTGTAAATTTAGGTAGGTAGTTGGTAGTACCTGTTCCTGTTACAGGATTAGTAAGCACTCCTTGATATTGTGGAATATTTAAAGTGTTTGAACTAAATGTCGCTGCACCACTTGTTCCTGTTGTTGTTAAGGTTATTGTTCCTTGTTTATTATTAAATGTAGTCCAATCCGCACTTGATAATGCACCTCTATTTGTTGCACTCGCAGTTGGTACATTTAAAGTAATTACAGGAGTTGTTGTACTTGTTGCAACTGTTGAACTTAAATCCGTTCCGCTTGTTCCTATTGTTAAAGCAGCTACGCTTGTAACTGTACCTACACCACTACCGCCTACTAATGCTATTGTACCACTTGCATCAGGTAATGTGTATGTTCTTGAACTAGATAATGTTACTCCTGTAAATGTTGCTATATTCCCACCACCAAACCATATAGATAATTGATTACTATTACCTGAAATTAAAGAAACATAACCTGCTATTCCACCACTCAAAGTTGAATTTGATTTTATATTTAAAAGTCCTGAAGCAGAATTACCATCTAAACTGATGGCATTAGTTGTTAATGAATTAAATCCCAAATTAACTGCTCCTGTTGCTCCTGTATAAGGAACAAGACCTGTAATTGAAGGAATGTCGCTTGTTAAAGCTATCGTTCCTGTTGCATTAGGGAATGTAAAAGTATATCCTGTTGCACTTGGCAAAGTAAATGAATTACTAATACCACCACCACTTGTGAACTTAACTCCATTGGTTAATCCACCTAAATTCATATACCCTGCTAATGAACTACTTGAAGCATTTTGTAAGAATATGCCTCCGTTGTTTTTAGTAGCATCCGAGAAAGTCTTTGTACCACCTATTGTTTCGTTGCCTGTTAAGTGAACTACTAAACTATCATCCGCAGGAGTATAACCTAAAGCAGTAGCAATAGATTTATTCTCCCATAATGAAGTTGAAGTATTGTAAAATAAACCTTGATTATTTAAAGGACTTTGTGCTGATACATTATGCAACTCATCTAACTCAAAACCATTTTGTATCCTTACCTCTACCACCCCTTGAGTTGGATGCGACCTTACAACAATACCCACATACACTAAATGTGCAGGAGCATATTGTTTAACCGATGTCCAAGCACCTGCCGTTGTAGAACTTAAGTAAAGTTGTGTACCATTAGCATACGCTTGAGTATCTAAATCCATTAAAGAACCGATAACCACCACATAGCCGTTATTCATATTAGTAATGTCCGTTTGAACAATACCATATGTTTGAGCCGATGTTGCATCACCTGTTGCAATAGCCTTTGTAACTGTTGGTAGATTTCCGTGTCCACCATTGATATAAACAACTGTTCCCTTTGTTAAGGTAGCACCTGTTTCGTTATAAACCTCCGTAATTAATCTTTGAGCCTCCGTAGCAATCGTAGGGAATGTAGCTAAACTACCATCACCTCTTATGTATTGTGCAGTTGTTCCTGCTCCTGTTACTGCAATCGTTCCATTAGCCGTTAATGGGCTATTTGCGACACTAAAAGCACTCGGCATAGATAAACCTATGGAAGTGATTAAAGTAGGGAAGGTTGTCAAGTTTCCTGCTCCGTTTACATATTGAAGATTTGTTCCGTTGAAATTAGCAGAAATTACACCGCTTGTGCTAATGGGAGAATTACCGATAGTTATTGCTCCACCATTAGTAGATAAGCCGACAGAGGTTACCGTTCCTGTAGCACCACCTGACCTTTGCCATATTGATCCGCTATATACCGCAGAGTCACCCACTATAAAAGTTATAGGCCCTGCACCGAAGTTAACTGTTCCTGCCACATTACATAAGTAAACATCACCCTGGTTACCTGTGCCATTAGCAAGGGTTGGTGTGTTTGTAGCAGCATTCCAAGTACCCTTATACTCCATTACAGAGTTAGGTAGCTGAGATACTAATATCTTACTATTAGAGTCAAGCCTAGGTACACCATTAGCCACATCGAAAGCTAGAGAACTTAATACTCCACTTGTGCCAATAATGACATCTTGTAAATCCCTAACTTTCGCACCTCCAGTAATCTGTATTTGTTGACTCATTCTATTTCTAATTAATTATTTTACAATCATTCTGACAAACTCATCCACTTCCAATGGTCTTGCCGTTGCAAAGGTAAGAACTCCTGTGGCACTATTAAAGCTAACATTCTCATCCGTTGGAGTACCGCTTGTAGCTATTAACCTAACCTCTACACCACCTCTTGTAACTGATATACAAGTAGCTCCGATTGCCCCTGAGAAAGTCACACTTGTTTCACCACCTGCTGCCGTATAAGAAAAACTATTCACGCTTGAAGTTGATATTGTAGAACCTCCGTCTATAACTTGAGTTCCTGTTATTGAATAAGCACCTGTTCCTTGTAAGTTAGCTGAATAAGATGAAGCGTTCTCCATTGGGCCATTAATGTCCAAAGAAACTATGTTACAAGTTCCTGCAATAACAGAATAGCCATAAGTACCACTTCCGTCAGCATTATCGTTATCTATTGAGAATCTAACCTCTATTGACTGCTTGTTTTGAAGCTTACTCAATAAAGACAAATAGGAATAACCTGACAAGGCAATTAAGCCATCTACACTTACCTCCCAATTTATTTGAGAACCTATGTACTCTTTGTAAGAATTAGAGGCATAAGTAGTAATCTCATTCTGATCTACAGAAGTGCTAAAAGTACAATTAGTTGAAGCTCCAAACGGAGTTCCTAATGGTATAGTTGTAGTTACTTGAGCTACATTACTTGATTGCGTATAAAGCGTAATTTGGTTAGTAGTTGTACCTGCGTAAATAACCTTAATTAGAAGCCTATCTGTGGCACTTATAGTCGTTTGAGTGACTGTCATTGCCGTAGAATATAAGGTCTTTGTTAGGCTTGTTAAGGTCGTTGCTGCCGATGTGAACAATAGGGTAGCAACACTACCATTATATTTATATAATTGATACTGAACTTGAGCACCTGCAAAGGCAGTTAAAATAGAATAATAAGCACTAAAAGTCCAAGTACCTGCTGGTATGGTTGTAACACCAGGATCAAGAGCATCCGTAATAAACGAAGCTATTGTACCTGCTCCTGTTTTATTAAAGTCAACTGAAGTACCTGCTACTTGGCTTCTGCTTAATTCCTTACACACAATACTATCAAAAGTGCCTTGTGCAGTACCTCCATTAAAGTAATAGATAGCGTTGCTATCATATTCATATAAGACTATATTCGTTCCATTAATCGCAGATGCCATTTTATTATTTTTTTAAGTTTAATGTAGGTGTTCCAAAATTAGGATTAAATGGTATAGCAGCATTATAGTTAATCTTAAATAAAGAAGATGACTGAATTGCTTGTTTTAAATCCCACTTAAAGTCTTTTAATAGATAGTTGTAACTTGTTCCTAAACTATAGTCAAATCTTCTATTTATCCAATATCCTAAAGACTTAAATTCACCTAATATCGTGTATTGTGTTTTTAGCATATCTACCCCAACATCTTCTGCCACTAATTGATAAAGTGGAACATTGCTATTTGTTTGTCTTCCAAATTCATCTAATACATGGATATTGTTAGTATCTACCATTGTTCCTAAATATACCGAACTCATTACGGCATCATCATTATTATAATTAAGATAATTGTTTAAAGTAGTTATAAGAGCACTATTAGTAAAATAATTACCAATATCGTATGTCATATCTTGAGCATTAAATTTATTAAATACATAAGATAGATATTGAACAGAATCAAAGTTATTTACTTGAGATGTTGTACCATAGTGAACAATATTAAAATATATTAATTCTTGATATGGGAAAGTACCACTACCTGCATAGTATGGATTATATATAAATAATGATAAAGTTCCATCAACAGGAACTGTGGTTTGATTTTTCCATGTAGAAGTATAAGTAGAAAACCTATAAAGCATAGTATCTGTTGGAGTAAAAGATGCAGTTCCATCTATAAAATAAGATGGATTTGTTACATCATCAGGAATAAGCATAATCTTATATCTATTCTCATTACCAGCAATATTAATGTCACTCCATTCTATATTCAACAAATCACCAGCTTTTACTTTTACCGATTCGCTTCTTAAATAATCGGCAGTATCAAGCATATTGGTAGTATATGATGTAATTAATACTCCACCTGCGGTTGGACTTAACTTGCTATATGTCATAGTTCCAAATGTATCAAAAGCATCAGGATTTCCAGTTGTCCATGATTGGAAATAAGCATTTAATATATTTTTAGCATTTTGTATTCTATGTATAAACTTAAATGAATTTTTAGGGATATTTAATCCCATTAACATAGATCTATTTAGTTGCTTAAAGTTGTTTGTACCATCTACCTGTATAGATGCAGGATATGTTGTAGCATAAGTTGACTGATAATTACCTGCATAATTATATACAAAATAAGATGGTGTAGCATTTCTAGTTAAACAACCATAGCTTTCTATATGCCAATGGTCATCTTTATAGTAACATTCCCACCCATATTTTCTACATAATTGTTCTAATATTTCATAATAGGTTAAGTATGTTCCAGGTTCAGTACAAAAGTAATTATTCCTAATAGACATACTTTCTATATTCCTACCAGAAACACTAGCGGTTTGATAAAACTGATTAATCCATATATCTAATTGAAGATCTGATTTTGATAAAGCATCTGATATGTATTTTACAATAGATGTTTTAAATCCTGCTCTAAAACCAAATAGATTTAAAGTATCAAAGTATAATCTACTTTGCTTTAGCTTACCTAATCCATCTACAAACACTAAAGAATAACTAGCTAAGTCAACTACGCTAAATTGTATATTTTCTGATGGTAAAAAGCTCCCCCTCCATATCACACCTGTTGCAGTAAACGCACTACCAGAAGCAGTACCATTTTCAACAGTTATCATTATGTCATTATCATCTGCATTAAGAAACTCTTGAATATCAAAGTTAGGGGAGTTGTATATGTTTAATGTTGCCTTTGTTGCTATAATAGGCACATAAGAATCACCATCTGCATTGATAGTTTCTATTGTTATTGGACTTGTAGTTCCGTATAATGGATACTTAGCTCCTGTATATCCATCTAAATATATTCTAATTCTATACGCATCTACTACACCGCTAGGTGGTTGATATATATCGTTAAATATTAACTCGTATTTAGGTGTTGTAAATGCCATATTAGAATGATAAGTTATTGTTTCTTTGAGCCTTATTCATCAAAATTAGTAAATCATTTCCGCTTATTCTAGCCTCAAGTGTTCCGCCAACACTACCGCCTATTAAGTTTTTAAGCTTATCTAATGGAGCAACTACTTCAGGATTAGATTTAGCACCTGGATATTCACCCATTAATCCCATAGTAGGGCCACTAATAACACCACCATTAGCAAATGCTTGAACTCCAGAATCTTTCTTTTTATTTAATGATGCTTTTAATGCAACACCAGCAGCGATAGCTAATACACCCACAACTAATCCTGCTTTAAACTTCCCTTTTTCTAAAGCCTCTTTTGCTGCCTTAACAAGAGCAGAGTACATAATTAATGCTTTACCAATTTGAATTAAAGCATCTGCTAATATGTTCCCTAAAATACTAAAATCAAATTTTCCTGTAGCAATTAATTGCCCAATAGTTTCACCAATACCTTCAAAAGCAGATTGCAAACTATCACCTAAAACAGTACTAATCTTAGTAGAAGCATCGCCAAGTCCAGTTAAAGTTCCAGTAAGTTTTAAAATAGCAGAATTGATTAGTTCAGTAGCTGCTACATTACCAAATGCAAAAAATTGCAAAAACTTTAATTGAGCTATTTTGTTTTTTACATCTTCTTGTTGTAATAAAACATTATTTTTATGTACCTTTAATTCAACCCTTAATTGCTCATTTAATTTATTAATATAATCTCTAGTATATTTAACTTGAGCATCTGATTTTTCCTTTTGTATTTGATCCCATACCCTATTAGAATCTCTATATATTTTAGTTTCAAAATCTATATTAGCTTGTATACTATCTTGATTTCTTTTAAATTCCTTTTCTTCTATTGCTGTTCTCTTTTTAGCATTTGTTTCTAGTATAGTATTTAGATTATTTTCAAATAAGTTATCATTAGCTATTCTATCTGCTTGATATCTATCTGTTATTTCTTTTTTATTCTTTAAATATGTACCATCTTCAGTAGCTCTAGCTATCGCTAATCTTTCCTCTTCATTTATTATTAAAATACCATAAGCCCTAAATGCGTATATATCATCTTTGTATGCTTGTTGTTGAGCTTTTAATTTATCTAATGTATAGGTATCTTTTTGCTTTCCTCCTTTTTTACCTTCATCTTTAAATTGATTCAATTTTGCTTCTGCGGTTACAGTTGCATCTATAATAGGAAGATAGTCTGAAGCAGCCTTAACCAAACCCTTTTGTTCTGCCGTATTATTTTTTATTTCTTGTCTTACATTGGCTAATTGACTGCTATATTGTGAATATACATTTATACCTTGTAGAGTACCCTGTGCATCTTCTATTGCTGCTAATTTTCTTTCTTTTGCTAATAATTTAGTTTTTTGAATCATCAAATTAACCTTCTTACTTGCTATTTCTTCTAATGCCTTAGTAGCTGCTTGTGCTAGTGCATATTCCCATATAGTTGTGGTTAATTCTTTATATGCCGTTTTAGCTTTACCTAATGCTATATCTTCTTCTGAATAAGCATCAAGTAATCCTGGGTATTCTTTTTTTAATTCTTTAGCTGCCTCTAATCTATCTACCATTGTTCTATTAGAATCTATAGAAACTCTATATAACGATTCTAATTTAATTGTTTCATTTGCATATGCGGTAGCTGCTTCTTTTGAATAGTCTGTAGACAATTTAACAGAATTGCCAAATTTAATCATACCATTATCCCAAGCCGTAAAAAATGCAATAAGGGCAGATGCTGCAAGATATACACCACCTGTAACTCCAGCCATTCCACCAATAAGAGCAGGTAAGTTATTTTGAATACCTCTAAAACCATAAGGTAAATCCTGTAATACTAAAGCAAGATTAGTATATTGCATATTGGATTTCTTAACAGAATCCCCTGCACCCTTCATTTTACTTGCTAATGGCCCTATCTGTGAACTTAATTTCTGAAATCCTATACTTGCAGGATCAATACCATTTTTAGTCAATTCGACCATGGCTCTTTCCATACTCTTTGTAGCAGTATTCGCTTGTGATGACTCCATGCCATATAATTTAATAGCATTGGTCATAGTATTAAAACTATCCTTAAACTTATTGGCTATCTTTTGAAACTCTGCACTTGTGCCAGTAAATTGGCTTTTAATTTGTTGTAACGCTTCCGTTACTTTAGAAAAGTCTAAGCCTAACTCTAAATCAAATCTATTCTCTGCCATTATATTATCGGTTTAACGATTTTGTATTTATTTAACACTTCTTTTAGCTCTTCTTCTGTCATCACTCTTTGCTTCACAAAGTTACGAGTATCGCAGTCTAATTCAATAAGCTCTTGTGGCTTAACTTTCTTACCCTTAGGTAGCTGAATATTAATAAGTAAAGTTGTCTGCCATCTAGTTCTAATCCATTGTTGCTCTTCCTCGTGTCTATAGCCATACCACACAAAATCTAATTCAGCCATGGTCATCTCCCAAAACAAATGGGGAAGCACTTTGCACTCCCCCATTGTATATCTTTCTATGTCAATCCACTCTAATTTTTTTTTACTCCATCTTTTTTACTTGACTTTGTTGGCTTATCATCTATTCCGCTATTCATACTTTCTGCAAGTGCTGCCATTACTTCTTGGAACTTTTGTCCACCCATTCCACCCATGTCATCTATCCAATCACACACTTCCATCTCTGTAAAACTTGGAGTAATGCCTTGGGAATATAATGGATATTCAGCAGCCGATTTCATCAAGTTAACAATAGCATCAAGTGAATCCTTCCCACTTAAAGCATCTCCTATGTCAGAAGGCCCTATCCCTTGTAATTGACAGAATCTTTTAAGACTCCAAGTACAAAAACGCATCGGTATCATCTTTCCATCGGAAAGAGTTAATTCAAATTGTCCTCTCATATGTTTGGTTTGTTTGGTTTGTTTTTACTATGAGTTGGTAGCGATAGTTAATGCTCCTGTTCCTTTGAAAGAAACTGAGTAAGTAACTGGATTCTCCATGTCAGCAGTCATATCTACACTCTCGATAAATGCTGAACCTGAATAAATCACATCACCTGTAACTGGAGTTACACCACCAACTGTTGAGTTATCTACTGTAGTAAATTTAACTACAACTGGAGTTCTAGCGATTGCTAAAGCGTTTAATTCAGCAGTAGTTACATAAGTAGCAACTGTTCCTGGAACGACTGTAGCTAAGCCATCAGTTGTTAAAGACCAAGACCTTTGTCCACCAATCTCATCAGCCCATCCTAAGCTTTGCTTTGTAGATGCGTCTGGAGCATCAATAGCCAAACTTAAAGAACAAGATGTTGCGAATCCTATTACTTCAGTTCCAATTAGAACTACTAATGAAGTTCCGTTAAATACACTTGTTGTTGCCATTTTATTTTATTTTTCTTTTATGTTAATTGATTCACGAAATGATTCATTGTTATCACCCTTCTAAACACATATGCCTCATCCACATAGTCAAAGGTAGCAATATTACTAGCAACCTTACAAGTCACAATTTTAAAGTCAGGTACAGTACTAGGATAATTAGGTGGTCTAACACCTACTATTTCTAATAACTCATTTGCATAAGTATCAACAGTTTTCTGCCCTACTTCTCCTGCTTTAAAAGTCCTATAAACTATGTCAAATTGGATAGTAACATTATAAGCAAAGCTTTGTTTATTACTATTGTCCACTTGTGTCTGACTACTGATAATCAAATAAGGCGGTTCTACTGTGTCAGGTGCTATGGTATCATAGGCAGCTAATGAGTAGGAGGCCGAGATAAACTTATCGAAATAAGCTTTCCTTAATGTATATCCGCAGTCCTTCATTTTGGTACAAATTTAATGAAATATATTTATATTTATTTTGCCTACTTTTTAAAGTTGTTTAAACTTCTAAATAAAGCAGAATATTGTTTGTCAAACGAGTTGAATAGATATGGCCTATATGGCATATTATTCTTATTCCCTCCTGTCTTAAATTGACCTGCAAAACTCATTAGTCTATTTTGAGTCAATCCGTATTTATATGTAGGTATTCCAAATCCTCTACCTGTACCAAATTCTACATAAGGGGCATAGTTAACTAATCCGCCACCAACACTTACTTTAGCATAGCCAGTATTTGAGTTATATGGTGTAGATGTAATGCTATTAGATAAATTGCCAGTTCTTTTATATTTTGAATTTGGGTTAAGTCTTTTAAGTCCACTTATTGAAGATTGTTGCTTTGCTTGAGCTTCAATAGCTAATACAGATTCATTAATTCTTTTTATCGCATAAGCCTTAAATTGCTCCGCAACTTCTGCGTATCTCATTTGTAGCTTAAATAGATTCCTTGCCTCTATCGTAAATTTTATTTCTTCAGCCATTACTTAAGTGTTGCACAACCTATTAAATAATATTGATTCAAGTCGGCTTCATTAATAATAGAGTTAATCATATAAGTCCTTGACTTCCAAGTTATTACAAGAGCATTAGTAAATGTCTTGCCTGTTGTATATCTAATCCTAAATGTAGCTCCATCATTAATACTATCCTTACCTGCTATATTAGTCCTAGAATTGGTATTAGTGACCAATTCAGCCCAGCAAGTGTAGTATGGTACTAAAGTATTCACAAACCCTCCTGCATCGTCAGAAACGCTTGTTTTAGTATTAAAAGTGATTCTATTTCTTAATTTTCCTATCATTAGAAGATAATACTTACCCTTTTGTAAGGTTTCATTAGTTCGTAAGCCGTTGTTAAGTTAGCTGAAGGTTTAGAACTTTCAACACTTGATTCTCTATATTCGTACAAATCACCTACCATCTTCAACAAAGCCGTTTTCATAGACTCTGGAGTAGTGGCATATCCACAAGTATAAGTGAATCTAAAGTCACTCATAATAGGGGAAGTGAAATAAACCTTTTTGTAGGTATCTCCTATAACCCTATAATCTCCAACTGTCATTGCTACCCATGCAGCACCATCCCAATATTCTACCAATGTAATATTGTTAATAGGAGCATAGGGAAGCTCTATAAACTCATCTACATAAGCTACTACCTTTAGGGTTCTAGCAGTCATAGCAACTGAAGCATACTGCTCTAATCTAATCCTAGCGGTTTCTATAAGGTTAGTAATCAAAGTATCATCTTCGCTATAATCTACTCTTAAATAATCCTTTGCGGTCTGTAAGGTAACTATTGTTGCCGAAGGGGCTACTGTAGTCGTTACATCTCTTAGTATCTGCATTATGCTAATTTTTACAAAAATAACTAAAATTTAGTGTAAACAAAAAGGGATAGCTTTTTAGGCTATCCCTTGTATTGTAAGTTGACAATTAAGTCATATTACCTAGGCAACATTTCCGAAGTCACCATATATAAACGCACCTGCGTAATAGATAGGTAAAGCGATACGAGCTTCAACTCTTACAGTAATCATGTTCTTTGTAAAGTTATCAGCATCAAATTCAGAGAATTGAACTGAGATACCTTGATTTTGCATGATTTGAGCACCCATAGACCAGTCACCTACTACAAACTTATCTACTGCGATTGCAGTTGATTTGTAAAGAGGGATACCAGCGATAGATACACTACCATCAGTAGTAACAACTGTAGAAGCAGGTAAAGAGTACGCAGAACCAGAGTTCTTAGTATTCATGATAGCAGCCCAATCAGTTGGGTTAACTAAAATACCTGTTGCAGAATAGTTAGAAGTTTCTAACTGAGCAATAGCTTGAACTAATTGCTCAACATCTACAGTAGCAGCACCAGTTGCAGCAGTAGCTACAGGAAGGATACCTTGTAAGTTAGGAGCAGTACCATTACCACTTAAGATTTGAGCATCTTCAGCAACTAAATACTTCTCTAACAAACGAGATTGTAAGAAAGAAGTCATAGCAGGTATATCATCTAACATTTGGCGAGAGATACGAACATAACCAGCGATGTACTGAGCTGCTGCATCTTTCATTGTAATATCAAAATCAACTTGAGCTTTAGAACTTCCTTGTACTTGTGCTGCTGGATCACCTTCTCCACCACTTTCGTAAGGGAAAGTAAACAAACCTTGAGATAAACTACCGATTGGTAATAAACTTCTTAAATGCACTTTACGAGAAGGCAAAGCATATACTTGATTAGCATATTGACGAGTGATGTCACCTGTAAGGTTAACCGCTTCTGTCATATTACCAACTGCTTTTGTGTCCAAGATAAAGCTTGAACGCTTTTGTTCACCACGAGCTAATTTCGCTAAGCTATCACCATTTTGTTCGATAGCTTCTGCAAGGGTAGCATTAAACCCTTTTACTTCTGTTTGATTCATTTTAACACGATTTTGTTTTGCTTCCAATTTTTCGATTTCATCCTTAACAACTGTAATTGAAGCCTTAGTAGCTTCTAATTCAGCCTTTACGCTTTCTAATGCACTAGCATTATCAGCCTTCGCACTTTCGATTGCTCCGTTTACTTCGGATTTAATGCCTTCGAACGCACTTTTAATTTCTTCTACCATTAGTTGAAAATTTTAAATGATTGTAAATATTTGTTTATTTCTATTTCTACGGAAATCATCGGATCTTCTTCCTCAGTTGGCAATGCTTCTTCAGCGGTTGGCTCAGGAGAGATTGACTCTTCATCTTCCATTTCAGATAGATATTGTTGTAACTGCTTGAGTTTAAGTTCTAACAACTCAAAAGTTTCATCAGTAAAATGTCCATTTCTCAATGATTTAATGGTTTTACCCATCTCATCAACTAGAGTTGACTTAATCTGACTTTTAACTCCTACTGTTGGTGTATTAGCGTTTGCACCCCACAATACTGAACTTCCCTCAAACAATTTTATTTCATTGATTTCATTGTACCCTGATTTCTGTTGTGACTTAATAGTCTGAAATCCGATACTATGTTCTGTGATATGACCATCTTTGTATAACTCATACAAGTCGTTACCTAAAGTCGTATTAGGTATCTTAACACTTGCTCTTAAACCATAAGCATCTTCCATCATTTCATATGGCTTAGCAATAGGCTTGTCTGTAGAGTGGTTCATTAGATGCCAAATTCTATTTTTGGCTTGTGGGCCATTTTCTTTTAGTGTTTTAGTAAATGCTCCTGGTGTGATTATATCACCATCGGAATCTACATTACCAAAAGCAGAGTAGTACATAGTAATAACTCTACTTCCATCCTCCATATCTATTGGAGAACCTTCAATCGACTTCTTGTTATAAAAATTACTCATATTTATTTGTTTAAGCGACATACACCGTGCAGCATCGGCAGTTGCAGTTATTAGCTGCTCCACCACTTGCATCATGTGCATATTGCATTTCAATTACACCGTAGTTAGGAGTGTTTACCATGAATGGTTGATTCACAGGTATTCTTACTCCACCATCATCAGGGTTCGTTTGCCTATCTAATGCTAGATGCCAAGTTCTTGGACTACCAACATATTCAGAGTGAACCCATTGTTTTAACAAAGGTATATTAATTCCTTGTGTTGCCCCAATCGCACCTGTGCTTAAAGCTTGATGAGATTCCGTTCTTGCTATTAATAAACTCCTTGAAACATTTATCTTCCCTTCTCTAAGAAGCTGAATAGCCATTGCGTTTGTTTCGTTTGTAGAAAGGTTATTAGCCCTTCCATAAGCAATAACATTATTTAGTATCCTTGCTATCTCGTTATCCGTTGTATTTTGTATTCCGTACATTTTTGGGCCACTAATTGAAACCCAGTACGACAACATAAACGCTAACCACTCATCCATTATGTTTAACGGATCAAGGTCAAAATCTTCCGCTTTCTTATCCTTGTCAAATATCTTTTGATACCTCATAGCAGTATAACCACCAGTACCTTCGTACAAAGTTCGTAAAATATTGCTAATCTTATCTTGATTGAAAAATGTCTTGTTATAGTTTGCTAGTTGGAATACCCCCATCTCTTTTACCAACTCCGCAGCTTTGTTAAAATCACTTTGTAAGGCCTTTTGTATTTTGGGCCTAAACTCTGTTATTGACTTCCTCGCTATTGTTTGTTGCAAATTGAATTGCTGAGAAGGTTGTAATATCTTGGACATCCATATTATTTTACAGGAGGCAAATTATAATCTCCTTGTTGTTGAGCATCTCTTGGATTCTGCAACATTGTTAGTTCATCGATAGGTAAGTAACCAGCAGGGATAAAGATAGAGTTCATGACATCATCTTGAACAGTATCGTATCTCATTGCTTGTCTTTTTTCGTTAGGTGTAATCCACCATGATTGAGAAAGGATAGCAGATAACTCTTTCATATCCTCTTGCAACTCTGGGAATACAGTAATATCAAAATCAATATAATATCCGCTACCTATTTCACCTTCAAAGAATCTATTGAACGCATCACGAATTAAAACTAATTCAGGAAGTACTACTTGAGTAAGCATTTCCTTTTTAGCCTCTTTCATGTTATTGTAAGTTTTGTTATCAGGATCATTAAACAAAGCAGAGTTAACTCCGTACACATTACACAACTCACGAAGCGTAATCTTCTCTGATTCTAACAACTGAAGGTCAACAGGAGATAATCCCATATTCACCCAACCTAGTTTAGCACCTGCAATTAAAATCTTACCAGCATTTTGAATAATGCCTCCTTGCGTTTTAGTTCCGTACTGATTGTAAAAATCTTCTTTTAACTTACCAGCTTGTTCAGGGCCGAAATCATTTGATTCATCTGCATACAAGATACCCTTAGGCCCTTGATTCTGCAACATACCTACAGAGGTATCCTTAGCATCGTTACTGCGTTGAACAGTTCTGTAAGCAGCTTGTAAAGGCGATAATCCATATAATTGTTGTCCATTAGTGTTAAAGTAGGGGTTGAAGTATTTTAAGTGGATTACATCTTTAGCATCCAACTGATCCCACCCAACTAATGTGAAAGAGTAGCCTTCAACCCCATTGATAGTACCATCGCTAATGATAGCGACATATTGGGATGGGAGAGTAACAAGTTCAGCAACCTTACCACTAGCTAATCTATTAGCCCATATGTAAGAGTTACCTGTAATAAGTTTATAGCCAATGATGTTCTCAATAAACTCAGAGAATGATTGGTATGGATTCGGTCTTTCTAATAATTTGTTTAGCGGACTATCAGCAATCTCATCAACTGCTTTAATCCTTAATAACTCAGCACGAGCAATATCTGCTCCGCTTGATGCGTTAGCCATCATAGATTTATAAGTGTTCAAGTCTTTTTTACTCTTAACCTTATAAACATAAAATGGAACTGTAGAGATTGTTTTTGAGATACGCTTGATGATAGAATAGACTTCGCTATTGTTATCGTAATCCTGTACGAACTTGGCATAGTCTAAATTTGGGTAAAGCGTTCTACCGCCTATTAAACCACCAAAATCACCAAATGGGTTATTAAGGTTCGTATTTTTTCTAGGGGCTGCCTTTTGTTTAAAAGGATTAACCGCACTTAGTATGTCCGTTAACTTCACTATATGATATTTTTACAAAAGTAACAAATTTTTAGTCTAAACCATTCTAAACCACCCATCCTCTCTTTGCTTTCGCATATTTTGAGTATATAGCATAACGCATGGCATCCATCAAGTGGTCACGAAACTTAACAGGCTCATCCATTGTGTTGCCATCATGATCCGTTTTCCACTTGTAGTTTTTAATCTCATCTAACAAATCTAAGGATTCTGATTTTATAAATAGCGGAAATGATTTCACCTTGTTAATTCCTGCGAACACATCTTTAGTAGCAGACTTTAAATTAAACCCTGCTTTATTAACCTCGGCTATTGTTTTAGGTTCGGCAGCATCTGCGAATATCTCATCTCTACGAGATAGCCCCATAGACTTTAAGCGGTCTATTAGGAGTGAGGTTGACATCTTGGTATCATATATCAGTTGCTCGACATAAATGTCACCATCGAAGTTCTTACACCTTACAAGGGCAGTCTGATTGTTATAACCAAAGTCAAGTCCATAGAAAACATCTCCACCCTCTGGAAAGTTCCTTCTTCTTCTCCAATGGCTATAAATCGTAGCTTCACTAATTGCTCTTTCCCCTAATCCGTAAACTCTCCAGTATTCGTGGTCAGCATCCTTCAATCTTTCAATCTCGGCAATAATGGTTTTATCTAAAAATGGATTATCCTTGTAAGTCGTGATGGTAAAGTCGGTATCTTCCCTAGGAATGACCTTATCATAAATCCAAGAGTAATAATCGGAAGGGTTATAGTCAAGTACGATTTTATCCGTAGTTCTTAGGGCTAACTGCATCCAAGATTCGTAGTTTACCTCATTTGCCTCGTTTATAAACAGGTAATTTCTTTTACGACCTCTAATCTTCTGCGGTTGGTCGGTAGAAACAAACTCTACCGTATTGCCATTAAGGAAGTATAAGTTCTCTGATTTGTTGTGCTTCTCTTCCGAGTAAAGTTTATACTTTGATAGTATCTCAATAAAATCCCTCATGACTGATCCCTTGATGCTTGGTAGGGATGAACGGCAAATAGTTAGGGTTTTACCTCTTTCTTGCAAAAGCTTAACTATAAACCAGGTAAGCACATTGTAAGTCTTTCCTGACCTCGTACCTCCTTGCATAACAGAGATTCTCTTCTTTGAGTTGTTTAGTACCTCAAAGACAACATTGGTGGTTACTTCCATAGAAATAAATTAAAAATTTTGGTTTGCTCAAGACAAAGCTAATCTTTTTGGTTTTATAGGAAAGTAGGGGATATCCACCATAAAGTGCATTATTTGACACTAATGAGTGCATAATGTGTCATAAAATGCACATTCTGATATGCTTTTATCCTTTATAAGACACTTTATCAATCATTCTTGAGCCGATTATCGCTCATTTACGGCTCATTTGTCAAGCTATAGCTTTACTTTTTTGATTGAGTAATTTTACTCAGTCCATTGAGTAAAGTAAAATAAGAATATTTATATGTTACTTTAAAGCAGATTATTATAATTTAGGTACAACAGGATTTTATAATTTTAATCGTTGCATTTTATACAACAGTTCATTTTTTATCTCCGTTCACGGTTTCGTGAACACTATCAAAACTTGCAGAGTTTACATTTTTTGCTAATAGGGTAGTATTACTACTACTTTGCGCCCATTTATATTCATTTGCACCTATTTTTAACAAATTTTACCTTTTATATGTTACAAGATATAACCGAATTACCCCTTACTTTGTCACATATTTATATAAATTGGTGACACTAATTCGGATATTGTCCGAGTTTCACTACCGACTTTGGCAAATCTGCATGAATAATTCTAAAAAATTCATGCAATCTAATTAAAGGGCATTTAGAAGCGTTTTAAGACACTCTACCCTTTTTTGGATAGATAGTACTACTCAAAGGCAGATATGCCCTAGAATCGCCTTATAATGCGAAATAGCCCTATTCCTCATAAATATCCATCTCATTCGGTAATTCTACCTCTTTATCAAACTCATAAAGCGGAATATCTTGGATATTAGCAGCTTCGGTAGCTGGAACAACCATTCCTGTATCCTCAAGAGATAAATGCTCATCCCCATCTAACTGCTGAGGGCCATTAGACAACTCCTCTACATGACTAGCCTTTAGGACATTAACAGTAATCTGCTTAACCACATCTCCTTCATGAGCAACCTCTTGTCTTTCGATATAGCCCCTACGCTTACCTTTGGTTTTTAACAGGAACATTGTAGCTAGGGTATCACCCTTAGCAACCCTTTCCATCAGCTTATGCTCACCGAAGTCAAGCATAATCTCCTCAGGCTCTATTTCAGCCAATCTTTGTCTAAACTCAGGATCTTTTTCACACCAGGACTTATACTGACCTCTACCAACCCCTGCTGATTCACAAGCAATGGTGATATTGCCAAAATTCTCCTTGTAAGCTATGATAAAAGCTTCTTTGCTAATGTCTTTGAACTGAGCATTCATAATTATCTGTTTTTAGTTGGTGTTCGGATAGATGTGATATGTACTACCTTCTCTACCTTGATATGGTCAAAGCTAAGCACACTTTCGCACTTAGTGCACTTGATGGTATGTTCCCTTATGGAACTATCCCAAACATAATCCTCTGTAGATACTCCGCATTTACATTTGTAGGTTCTCTTAGCTACTGTGTCTTTCATATTACTGGTTTTTTAGTTTAGCTTTTCTGCTCTTAAGCTTCATATCCCTTTTATACCTCTTTGTAGCCTCATCGCTGACCTTTCTCCTATTTTGCTTATCATGGTTAGGTGTTACACTTACAGGTCTATTTAAGGCCGTATAGTCCATTAAGGGCAATTCAACATTATGGAAGCTCATTGCTCCTGTATCAGTTCCTTGTTTGTAGCGTTTGTCTAATTCTCTTTTCGGTATATTCATATTATAATTAATTGTAATGGGTTATATGGAAAATAAAAAAAATTGACAATGTGAAAAAATGTTAAAACATGGTTCATATCAGAATATTGGAGGGCACAAGGGATCTACGAAATTTTCCGTACGAAAAAATAGGGTATACGGTCTACGAAGGATTTCTTACAAACCTATTTTCTTAACTCATTGATAATCAATACCTAAATTGTCTTATAA